GTTGAGTACTTGCAGAGGACCATCTGCGTTCGTTCGTGAAGCGAATACTGTTTATCTAGCTTAAGATTACCTACACCGACATGCAATCTTCTCGTTCTCAGAAGAAAGCCGTTACCGGTCGCCCAACCCCGGCTCAAAGGTTGGCACAGTCTCTCAGGGATAAGCGGAGAGCTGCGCAAAACGGTGGTGGCACGAGCGTGCGTATTGCACGCCCACCCCGTCCCTCATCTGCGATGATGAATGCAAATTCTCAGGTTGGTGTTGCTGCTGCATACGCCACCGCGCAGACATCGAAGGCTCCTACGATCAGTGCTACCCGCGACCAGTGTCGTATTATACATCGCGAGCTGATTTCTTCGGTGACAGGCAGTGCAATTTTCACGGTTCAGAACTCTTTTGCGTTGAACCCTGGAATCGCTGCCACTTTCCCATGGCTGTCAACTCAGGCGGCAAATTAGGAGTCATACACATTTAATAAGTTGCGGTTCTGTGCCTATACCAGATGCGCAACGTCTGTCCCTGGCTCACTAATGTTGGCCCCTGACTATGATGCTGCAGATGCTGCTCCGGCGTCTGAGCAAATAGCAAGCAGCTATGAGGATGTTGAGGAGGATGTTCCGTGGAAGGACGTGTGCGTTGAATTGCGCCCGGCCGCCATGTATTCGCTGGGACCTAAGAAGTTTATCCGGACTTCGGCTCTAGCTGCGAATCAGGACATCAAGACCTATGATTCAGGCAATCTCCATGTGTGCACTGTAGATGGAACTGCTGTGAATTGGTCGAAGCTTTGGGTGGAGTATGATGTTACTCTGTACACACCCCAAGTTCAAGCTGGTGGTACCGTGATCACCAGTAACCTGCATGTGCAGAGTTTGACTGCCCCTACCTCGGCGAGTCCTTGGGGAGCTACGACTTCCACCGTCGCGGTCGCAAACTCACCGGTGAATTTACCAATCGCCGGAGGCAACTCTTTGATATTCAACAAGCCAGGTCGTTACCTTGTTGTTTATAATTGCGTTGCAGCTACTAGTGCAACTTGTGCTGCAGGTTTTACGGTCTCGAACGGAGCTGCGCTCGTCGCGACCTACGGCACCGCTGGCGTCACTGTGGTCAACAGTGGCGGTACTCAGTACAGTACGTCTTGTCTCGTTGACATCAATCTCAATGCTGCTAATCAGGGCTTGAGTTTATCCACGATGGTCATTGTCGCGGGTACGTCTGCTGAGCTCTTTGTGATCCAGGTGCCGGCCACTCAAGGTTAAGAGTGTTCCGGATTGACCATTCGACCACGGCTTCATGCTTGCCGTGTGTGGCTGAAAACACTATCTCCCCACCCACCAAGGAGTAGTGAGCATTATTGGAAAACTCTTGGAGCTCCGTGCTCAGTGGCTGGTCACCATTGAGATGAGGCTTCAGGGGATGTATTAGTGTGGACCCACTGTTGTTCATCAGTGGCCCTCGTATGTAGGGGTGTGCGCAGACAGGTTACGTGTGCGACACGGGGTATATGAGTCCCATTTCGCCGGGCCCGGTACACTTGATTGTGTACCTAAAACCCGGCGATCATTAAACGCTTCCCAACAGGAGTGACTGTTGGAGGCTCAGTGGTTAAATCTTGCGGCCCACATCAATCCGCTAGACAGGAGCAGACCTCCCCAATTCACCATGATGAGCCAAACCGCGAAGGCCAACGATCAGGCCTCACAAAATGCTCCGGTGCTTCGTTCGGCTGACCACCGACCGAAGTGCCGTACATGTGGCAAGCCCGGCCACTATGCCAAAACTTGTGGGCAAGTCACGACCAAGCGCGGTGATCAACGCGCTGGTGCTGTTGCTAAATCCGCACGTGACGCGGTCGACCAGGCCGATGGTTTGAAAATCGCCCTGGCGGATAAGGAGAAAGAGTTGACGGATCTCAAGTCTGAGCAGGCCAAGGCTGCAAAGATTGAGGCCATCGCTGCGAAGGATGCGCAAGATCATTTAAAAGCGCAGTCTGCTCAGCACAGCATGTCGCATCAGCTGTGCGTGGGCAGTTCACCTTTGACGATGTGGAAACGTTGCTTGATGCTGTGGGCTGTGCTGATGCTGGCGCTTGTCCACGTCACCGTCATCTCTTGGACTCGAACGATTCGCTTGATGGGCGCTGTAGCCTTGTTCCCGATACACCTTATGACTTTCAGGGTGAGGGGCTACAGGACCCAACCGCTTTTACGGAAATTGTGTGTTCTTGTGGGTGTGTGCATCCTTTGTGCCGTGATCAATTCGGCAAAGTGTCTTATCATGCACCACACCATGCTCACACTCTTCCTGGGTCTCTTTGGCCAATCGTGTGTAACAACAATCCTTTTTATGAGCTGCCTCAAACGCGTAAAAGGATTATGGTTGAGGATCTCGACGATACGTTCTTGTCCGACCGAAGTGTGGACGAAGCGTCGTCTGGGTCTAAAGATCGTAGGACCAACTGACTGTCGTGATGATACAGCAGCTACGATTGAACTCAAGCATTCGTATGATCATGTGGTGACATACGATGTTGTGCATCCTACCCTTATCTTCCGTGTTGCGTGGAATATTGCGCAATTCGGTTGCTGTCTTACTGAGTGGCTGATCGGCTACCCAGTTACAGTCCGTTTATCTGACCTAGTGGACTCAAAAATGTTTGGTTCACTTGTGTACGGCTGCAGCCTTGACGTTTCTAGCTCATTAGCGCGTCAGGTTAAGATTGCAAGAAATACTCCGCTGTCTATGACTTTGCCTGAGGTGCGTGCCTTAGTCGAAAGAGCAGCTGCGAACGAAGGTTTCTCGAATATTAATTCCTTCGCTCCGCATGACACGCAAGGTGAAATTCGTTTCAACACCGCCCGCTATGTGATGGCTCAGCACGTTCTTTATCGTGAGGAGCTTGCTCTTGCGGGTTTTTAGCCGCCTCAGCTGTGCAGGGACGGTGGTGGTTGTTTGGATACCGGGTAACTGATGGGGTTACGCCTGCTCTTGGTGAAGCTAGCAACGATGTTCGTATAAAGTTAAGGTCGCGTGAACAAACCGATCTTCCAACTAACGTTGCTTTGCCGATCGTGATTGCGGGGGCTGTGCCGCCTCACCCGGATTTGTCAAACGCCACCACTGCAGTAGCTGGAGTAGTTAAGCGTGTTGGACGGAAATTGCCTAAAATTGATCGGCGCAAGCTTAAGCGGTTCCGCGAGTTTGTGCGACTGTGGTTAAAGAAAAACCTTCGACCTTTAGCCGTTGACACTCACGTTGATTTTCACAAGTGGGTGATGTCGAGGCCATACTCTCTGGCTCGTAAGAGAGAGCTGATCCGGAAGTATTTAGTCGTTACTAATATTTCTGATCCAGCGAAGCGGTATTTCGAGCTGAAATGCTTTGTCAAGGATGAGTTTTATCCAGAATTTAAACATGCCCGTGGCATCTATTCCCGTAAAGACGAGTTTAAATGTTTTTCTGGTCCTTGGTTTTCAGCGATTGAACATGTGCTCTTTAAGATGCCATGGTTTATCAAGTATGTTCCCGTTCATGAGCGAGCCAATGTTGTTCGTGAGCGACTTGAGATGCCTGGTGCCCAATACATGTTCACCGATTTTACTGCATTCGAATCTTCCTTTGTTGCGGAGTTCATGGACGCGTGCGAGTTCGAGTTGTACGGTCACATGATGCGGCAGACGGTGGATGGATCAGCTGTGTGGAAAGTCATGTGTGACGCTATTATGGGTGAGCAGAAGATGCATTTTAAGGAGTTTTCAGTGCGTCTTCGTGCCCGTAGGCAAAGTGGCGAAATGTGTACGTCCCTGGGAAATGGGTTCTCAAATTTGATGTTGGTGTTGTTTGCGGCTTCTGAGGAAGGTGTTCTCGAGTCGACAGTTGGCTTCGTTGAGGGTGATGACGGGTTGTTCCGCACCCCTTATCCGGAGCGATTGGAAAAACATTTAACCAGTCTTGGATTTTCGGTCAAGCTGGGCACAACCAATGACCTTTCCCGCGCGAGCTTTTGTGGTATGCTGTATGACACTGTTAATGGTGCCGTAATCACAGATGTTCGTGAGGCTTTATGTACCTTTGGTTGGGCACCGCGTAAGTACGGGTGTTCCAATGTTCGTAAACTTTTAGCGTTGCAACGTGCCAAGGCATTGTCCATGGCCTATTCGTATCCGAAGTGCCCAATGTTGACCCCTTTTGCTCTGAAGGTTCTGGAATTGACGTCAGACGTCACAGACCGTGATATGTATAAGTGGG